CCGAGTCGCTGCGGCGTTGGCATTCGATGAAGCTCGAGCCGATCGTCGATGACGTGATGCGTGCCCTCGCAGCGTGCCTTGCCGTGCCTCAATGGACACGCGACGGCCGGGCCTTTGTCAGCGCTGCGGAGGTCTGGCTGCGCAAGCGCCTGTGGGAGCAGGATCTCGTCGCCGTCACCGACAGCCTGATCGAATCAATTGCCGCCGACCCGAGGTGCCAATGAATCCGACCGATACGCCCGTGCTGAAGAGCCGTTTGGCCGAAATGGCCGATGCCCTCGGAACCAAAGCGCCAGGCGAATCCGGCACCAAGGCGTGGTTCATCGCGCTGAAGGATTTCGCGGTCGATGAGGTGGTCGATGCGCTCGACCACTGGCTGCGCACCAAACCGAAAATGCCGTCGCCGTTCGAAATACGCGCGATCCTCGCTGGCCGGTTGTCCGATCGAATCGAGGCCAAAGCGGTCGCCGAGAAGCGCGTCTTTGCCGCAGGCGCGCACCGCATTCTGTCGGACGCGGAACGCCGCGCCGGTCGCGAGCAACTGCGTCAAGTCCGCGCGATGATGACGGCTGCCGCACCGCATGAGCCGGATGACTGGTGGCACGCGCTGATTACCATTTGGCGCCGTGGCGAATCGCTTGTCTGGATGCAAATGGTTAACGCCACTCTCGCGTGGGAACATTCCGGTCGTCCCGCTGAGTGGATTCCTCCGAACATCGAGGCCCAGCTCGAGCGCGAAGCCATCCAAGCCGAAGGCGCGCCGTGATCCTCCTGCGCCTATATCGCTCCTTCCGCCGCTGGCGCGAGCTCGGCTGCTCCCGCCGCGTCGCGCTCGAGGCCGCCATCGTGTGCTCGCGGTTCGAGGCGCCGAGGCCGAAGTGAACGCGTTCGAACTCGAGCAGGTCCGCGCCGCCATCCTGCACATGGTCGATTTCATGGACCGGCTGATCGAACACGGCGCCACCGAAGAGCAGATGCAGGCCGTGCGCGAAGAGGTCGCGCGGCTGAAGATGCGCGCCGCGATCGCCGCAGCCGCGGCCGAGTCGCGCTGATGCGCCACCTTCACCGCGTTGATGCCAACCAAGCCGCCATCGTCGAGGCCCTGCAGCGCGCAGGTTGCACGACGCTCAGCCTCACGTCGATCGGCCAAGGCTGCCCGGACCTGCTCGTCGCACGCGCCGGCCAGATGTGGCTGCTTGAGCTGAAGGCCGACAGCGAGCTCGCCCAATCGCAGATCGCCTGGATCAACGCCTGGAACGCCAAGGTCCACGTCGTGCGCAGCGTCGATGAAGCCCTCGCCGCCGTCGGCCTCGCGAAATCGCCGAAACCGTAACGCACAGGCGGTATCATTTCCGCCCGTGACTCCGCCACCGGCCCCGCTGCACACGTTCGGCGAAATCGCGGTCATCATCGACCACACCACCACGCATCGGCCGTTTTCTTCGCGTGAGTTCATCTTCCGCGTACGCACGCCGTCGAAGGAAAGCTCCCTGGTCAAGGTCTACCGGATCGAAATCCTGGACGCCGAAATCGTCGATATGACCGAACGCCAGATAGCCGAATTCCTGCTGCGCGGGCCGCGCCGCAAGTCGCTGCTTTTCACCTACCGCGAGCCCTGATGGCGCTGCGCTGCATCGGCTGCGGCGAGCACTTCGCATCCGGCGAGGCCTTCGACCTGCACGCGACCGGCAAACGGCGACCGGAGCGCGATGCGCCGAAGCGCTGCCGCACGCCCGAGGAAATGCGCGCCCTCGGCATGAACCAGACACCCGGCAACCACGCCTGGCGCATGAAGCCGCGCAATGGCAGCCGATGAGATTGTCATCGCCCTCACGGTCGGCGCCATCGCCGTGTTCGGCATCGCCGTCCTGGTGCTGATCGCCATCTGGCTGCCGCCGTTCCTTCGCCGGATATGGCAGATGAAACAGGACGATGGAGAGTGACCACTATCGCCGAAATGGTGGTAGCTTCACCAAACTTTGCGGGATATAAAAACCCTGACATGGGTAAGCGCGGGCCTCAACCCTTCAAGCCGACCGAGCAGGAGCGGCAGGACGTCATTGCCATGATCGGCGGTGGCATACCGCAGGAAGCGATCCGCCGGTATCTGCACCGCGCCCGGCCGGATGGCGGCCCGATCAGCGAGAACACATTCCGCAAAGCGTTCCGCGCCGAAATCGCATCGGGCGGTGGCGACGCCAACGGGAAAATGGCTGTGACCCTCTTTGCGAAGGCGCTCGGGGGTGACACGACAGCGCTGATCTGGTGGACGAAGACGCGGATGGGATGGCGCGAACTGATCCGTCATGACGTTGACGTCGACCTGCGCGCCCGCGTCTATCGCCCAGACACCGACGATACGTCTCTCGGTTAGCGGCCACTTGCGGGTCAATACCGCCTATGCGATGATGGTCGATCCTTAAGGGCGAAGCCTCTCCATGCCGCTGATGCGCTCGGTGACTGACAAGGCGTTCAAGTCGAACATCCGGCGCGAGGTGGGAGCTGGGAAGCCCGTGAAACAGGCTGTGGCGATCGCCTACAGCGAAAAGCGCAAGGCCGCCGCGCGCAAGTCGGCCACCTCCAGGAGTCGATGATCATGCCGAAGATGCCCAGCTCGGAGCAGTGCTACCCGCACGACTGTGTCCATGACGCGTACAAGGAAACAAAATCGGAGGGCCGGATCTCGACCCACGACGAGCACCGGTCCGAGGAGCACCACAAGACCATGGACGAGGCAGAGCACGGCGGGATGCCGCACCACGTAAACAAGCCCTAGAAACTGGGGACGGACTGCGGGAGTCATTCCCCTTGGATTTAGTCGAAAAAATCGACTGTAGCGCCCGTACGGCCCCGCCAGGGGCATTCCCGGGCGTCCTAAAGCCCACCTCCAACCGCCTGCTGGTCGAACTGATCGATCCGCCGCCAACCGCCGCCGGCCTGATCCTGCCGCGCCCGGCCTACGGAATCAGGGACAGCCAAGGCCAGCGCGGGCACCGCGGACGCGTGGTCGCAGTCGGGCCCGGCAAGCGGACCAAGAAGGGCGCGGTGATCCCGGTCGAAGTCCGGCCCGGCGATGTGGTGATCTTCGGCGAGTTCGACTTCAAACGGTGGCGTGACGTGGACAAAGAAGCGACGTTCATGCTGATCTCGGAGATGGACGTTTGCGGCGTGGAGGAGGCGTAATGGAAAAGCAGCCAGTCGTTCTGAGCATCGGCAAGATGCGCTTGCCTGAAGGCGTATTCCACGCATGCTTCGTCGATGGCGAGATGCGCGAGGTCGTCCAGTACGAAATCAACGTGGACCAGTTCCGCGTACGGTGGGACACGCTCATCAACGGCTGGCAATACACCGTGAGCAAATGGACCGGCGACCGCTATCATGTCGATGCGGTCGCATTTGCGGCCAGCGAGCGCGCGGCGACCCGCCAACTCTTCGTGGACCTGTACCTCAGCGGCATCGATCTGGAAGCCAAGCGCGTGCAAATCGGCGCGCATCTGATGTGACCGACGCATTCGCCCTCACCGCCAAGCAGCGCGAAGCCAACAAGCTTCTCGGCGGGCCGGCCATGCATATCCTGCTGTACGGCGGCTCGCGCTCCGGCAAGACACTGCTCATCATCCGCGCGATCGTCTGGCGCGCGCTCTACGCTCCCGGCTCGCGCCACGCCGTGTTGCGCTTTCGCCTGGCACACGTCAAGGCCTCAATCGTCAACGACACGTTTCCGAAGGTGATGAAGCTGTGCTTCCCGCGCGAGGCATGGGATCTCGACAAGCAGGAGTGGCGCGCGATCCTGCGCAACACCGGCTCTGAGATCTGGTTCGGGGGCTTGGACGACAAGGAGCGCACCGAGAAGATTCTCGGCATGGAGTTCGCCTCCGTGTTCCTGAACGAGTGCTCGCAGATCCCGTACAACTCGCGCAACCTGGCGGTTACGCGTCTCGCACAGCGCGTGCAGATCAAGTGGGAGAACGCGCCGCCCCACGACATGCGGCAGAAGATGTACTACGACGAGAACCCGCCCGACAAGGCGCACTGGACCTATCGCCTGTTCCGGCTCGGCATCGATCCGGAGACGAAGGAGCGATTGAAGGACGGCGGCAACTATGCGTGCCTGCAGGTCAACCCCCGCGACAACCTGGCGAACCTGCCGGACAAGTACATCTCAACGCTTGAGGGCTTGAGCGCGCGCAACCGGCGCCGCTTTCTTGAGGGAGAGTTTCGCGATGCGCGCCCGGATGCGCTCTTCTCCGACGAGGTCTTCGACAAGTGGCGCCAGATCGATCTCGGTGATCTGCCCGATATGCAGCGCATCGTGGTCGCAATCGACCCGTCCGGCTCAGGCGACATCGACAATTCCGAGAATGACGCAATCGGTATCGTCGTGGCCGGCTTGGGTACGGATGGCATCGGCTACTGCCTCGAAGACCTGACGGTGCTGGCCGGCCCGAAGACCTGGGCCAACATCGCCATCACCGCTTACGACCGTTGGAACGCGGACCTGATCGTGGCCGAGACGAATTACGGCGGGGCGATGGTGCAGCAGGTCATCCGCACCGCTCGGACCGAAGACGGCAAGGCGCGTTCGAACATCCCCTTCAAAGCGGTGAA